AATCTTGAAGAAGCATTAGCTATACTTGGATATGGAAAAAATCAATCCAGTCTAAAAAATCATTACCCTATAGAAGGAAAAAGGGTAGCATTTTATAATTTATCAGACCCAGATTCTGCAAGTGAAAAACTTAGAAAAGCAGGAAAATTAGATGAATGGTTTGAACCTGTTTATAAAAAATATATAAAGTAAAGAGCTCTCGAAAGAGAGCTTTTTTTAACTTGGTTTCCCCCAAATTAATTAGTATATTCACGTTGTAATAAAAATAGAATAGTTATGGATTTAAATGAAATGAAAAATCGACTGTCTGCCATGCAGTCAAAATCTACCGGAGGTGGTGGAAACAAGAAAACCGTATTTTGGAGACCATCTGTAGGTAAACAGGTTGTTCGAGTTGTACCTTCTAAGTACAATAAAGGAAACCCATTTACCGAAATGTATTTCCACTACGGTATTGGTAAAAACACAATGGTATCTCCTGTTAATTGGAATGAAAAAGATCCTATTGTAGAATTTGCAAAACAATTGCGTACTACAAGCGACAAAGAAAACTGGCGCTTGGCTAAAAAACTTGACCCTAAAATGCGTATTTTCGTTCCCGTAATTGTACGTGGTGAAGAAGCAGAAGGTGTTAAGTTATGGCAATTTGGAAAAGAATTGTACATGGATTTCTTAAATCTTGCTGACAACGAGGATGTGGGTGATTTTACAGATGTAATGATCGGTCGTGACATTACACTAATTACAGTAGGTCCTGAAGTAACTGGTACAGCTTACAATAAGACTACTATTATGCCTAAGGTTAAAGAAACACCATTGGCTCCTGATAAAGCTCAAATTGAGGCTTTATTGAACAACCAACCAAACCCAAACGAAGTATTTAAAAAGTATTCATTCGATGAAATGAAACAAGCACTTCAAGAACATTTATCTCCAGAAGATGAACACGAAGAAGGGTCAATTATTGATGAAGAGAAAGAGGCTCCACAAACTGTAGGAACACCTTACACCATCAAAACCCCAGCTGCAGCTAAAGTAAGTAAAGCAGAAAAATTCGATTCATTATTTGACGATGAAGATGACGTACCATTTTAATTAAGTAAACATTATGGCTAAAACTAAAAAAAGCGAATCGCTGACGGCTGCTCTATCCTCTGAACTTAGATCTAAATTTGATTTAACTAAGTTTAAGGAGAAAAAAATGCTCAATTCAAATGTAAAATTTAAAGAGCAAAAATGGATTCCTCTTAGTCCTGCTTTCCAGGAAGTAACCTCAGTACCAGGTATTCCAATGGGCCATATTGTTCTCCTTAGAGGTCATAGTGATACGGGTAAAACTACAGCAATGATTGAAGCAGCAGTGTCTGCTCAAAAAATGAAAGTTTTACCTGTATTCATTATCACCGAGATGAAATGGAATTGGGAACATGCTACTCAAATGGGTTTAAAAATTAACGAAATCGTTGATGAGCAAACAGGCGAGGTCCTAAATTATGAAGGTAATTTTATTTATGTTGATCGTGAAACCTTACATACTATAGAGGATGTATCTGCTTTTATTCTAGATTTACTAGATGAACAGAAAAAAGGTAATTTACCTTACGATCTACTCTTCTTATGGGATTCAATCGGATCAGTACCTTGTGAACTATCAGTACGTTCTAATAAGAACAACAATGAATGGAATGCAGGTGCAATGTCAACACAATTTGGTAACAATGTTAACCAAAAAATGACATTATCTCGTAAAGAATCTTCACCTTACACTAATACATTAGTATGTGTTAATAAAGTTTGGACAGCAAAAGCAGAAGTACCTATGGGACAACCAAAACTTATGAATAAGGGAGGTTTTGCTATGTGGTTCGATGCAACGTTTGTAGTAACATTTGGTAATATTTCAAATGCTGGTACATCTAAAATCAAAGCGATTAAAGATGGTAAGCAAGTTGAATTTGCTAAACGAACTAATCTCCAAATTGATAAAAACCATATTAATGGTATTCAATCAAGAGGTAAAATTATTATGACACCTCACGGATTTATCACCGATAATGAAAAGGATCTTAAATCTTATAAAGAAGCACATGCTGCTGAATGGATGAAGATACTTGGTGGTATGGATTTTGATATTTTTGAAGAACAAGATTCATATGAACCCGAAAGTATTTTCGCACAAGAACCAGATTAATTACAATTGGGGGTTGGTTTTACCAACCCTTTTTTGTATATTTACGTCAAATAAAAAGTTATGAAGAAAAATGAATTATTTAAACTTCTTGACAGTGTGGTCGAGGAGAATGACATTGTATCCCCTAAAAAGTATGATCGAGTACTTTTAATAGATGGATTAAATTTATTCTTTAGAAATTTTGCAATGATGAACATTGTAAATTCTCAAGGAGCACACGTAGGAGGTTTAGGTGGTTTTATGCGTTCGTTAGGAGCTTTAATTAATCAAATCCAACCCACTTCGGTTTTTGTAGTATTCGACGGAATTGGTTCTTCCACTAATAGGAAGAACCTTCTCCCCGAATATAAATCTGGTCGTAATTTGACTAGAATTACAAATTGGGAGGTATTTGAGAATTTAGATGATGAAGATGATGCTAAGATCAATCAGATTGTTCGTATTGCCCATTACCTAAAATGTCTACCTGTTAAAACTGTTGCTATTGATAAAGCAGAAGCGGATGATATTATAGCGTATTATAGCGATATCCTCCCTAAGACATACGGTTCTAAGGTATTTATAGTTTCATCGGATAAAGACTTTATTCAACTGGTAAACGACGATGTTATTGTGTATCGTCCCATCGAAAAGGAATATTATACTAAAAACACAGTTAAAGAAAAATTTAATGTGTTAGCTGATAATTTTATCCTATATAAAATGCTACTTGGTGATAACTCAGATAAAGTACCAGGTGTAAAAGGATTAGGAGAAAAAGGTTTATTGAAGAAATTTCCAGAATTAGCTACTGAGGTATTAACCTTAGATGATATTTTTAGAATTTCTGAAGAAAAACATAAGGAACATGTTGTTTATACTCGTATTGCTTTTGAAAGAGAACGATTAGAACAAAACTACAGAATTATGAATCTTAAAAAACCATTGTTAGACGATAACGATAAGTTATTCTTAGAGGCTTTTGCAGAAGAGGAAAATATAGCTTTGAATAGCGAAGATTTTTTACGATTTTACCACGATGACGGTTTAGGTCACCTTATCAAAAATGTTGATTTTTGGATTAAAGACACCTTTAAAGTATTAAACAGTTTTAAATAAATAAGTTATAAAATAAATGACGTTATCCCAATTATCCCAATATGGACCCTCTTTTCAAGTTAAGGTATTATCCTCACTACTAACCCATAAAGAATTCTTACTAAACATCCACGATGTTATAAGTGATGAATACTTTGACAACCAAGCCCACCAATGGATTATTAAAGAAATTCTAAAATATTATCAAAAATATCATACTACTCCTTCAATGGACATTTTGAAAGTAGAATTGAAAAAAATTGATAATGAAGTTCTTCAAGTATCAGTTAAGGAACAACTTCGTGAAGCTTATAAATCATCAGATGAAGACCTTAAATATGTTGAAGAGGAATTTTCAAATTTCTGTAAAAACCAACAACTTAAAAAAGCATTATTAAATAGTGTTAATTTCCTTAATACTGGAGATTACGATACAATTCGTTCATTAATCGATAATGCATTAAAATCAGGTCAAGATAAAAATGTAGGTCACGAATACAATAAAGAAGTTGAATCTCGATATAGAGAGGATCATAGAATTGTAGTACCTTGTCCGTGGGAACCATTTAGTAATTTACTACAAGGTGGTTTAGGTAACGGTGATTTTGGATTAATATTCGGTAATCCTGGAGGTGGTAAATCTTGGACATTAGTTGCCTTAGGTGGTTATGCTGTTAAAATGGGATATAACGTACTTCATTATACCCTTGAGTTAGGTGAAGAGTATGTAGGCCGTCGCTACGATGCTTATTTTACAAATATCCCAGTAAACCAAATTACAGATAAAAAACATAGATCTAGAGTGGAGGAAGTTATTGGTGAACTACAAGGTCAATTAATCATAAAAGAATATTCTCCTGGTAAAGCATCAATTGCCACTGTTGAAGCGCATATTAAAAAATGTATTGATCAGGACTTTAAACCAGATTTGGTTATAATAGATTATGTAGACCTTCTTCGTTCAAAGAAAAATAATCGTGAGCGTAAAGATGAAATTGATGATATTTATATTAGCACAAAAGCACTTGCAAGAGAATTACAACTACCAGTTTGGTCTGTATCTCAAGTAAACCGAGCAGGTGCAAAAGATGATATTATTGAAGGGGATAAAGCCGCAGGATCATATGATAAAATGATGGTCACTGATGTTGCTATATCCTTATCAAGAAAACGAAAAGATAAAGTAGATGGAACAGGTAGATTTCACATTATGAAGAATAGATATGGTATGGATGGAATGAGTTTTAATGTAAAGGCCGATACATCAACTGGACACTTTGAAGTATCAGAACGTAGTGATGAAGATGATGAAGAACCAGCAACACCGAGACAAAATACAACATCTTATAATACTATCGATTATATGGATAAAAAAGAACTTAGAAATAAATTTTTCGAACTTAACGCTTAATTGAAAAAAACATGTCTGATATTAAAAAACCTAGGTTAATATACAAACCTTTCGAATACCAAGAAGCCGCGGATTATTGGTTAAAACAACAACAAGCACATTGGTTGCACACAGAAGTTCCTATGATGTCCGATTTAACAGATTGGAATTTAAATTTAAATGAAACCGAAAAGAATATTATAGGTTCTATTTTAAAAGGATTTGCACAAACCGAAACGGTTGTAAATGACTATTGGTCGGGACTAGTTACTAAATGGTTTAGAAAACCTGAAATAGTAGCTATGGCTGTTACTTTTGGGTCATTTGAAACAATCCATGCTGAGGCTTATTCATTATTAAATGAAACTTTGGGTCTTGATAATTTTGATGAGTTTTTAGAAGATGAGGCTACAATGGCTAAAATCCAAAACTTAATGGATGTAAGAGATAGTTTTGAAGGTGATACGGACTGGCATGAAGTTGCAAAATCACTAGCTATATTCTCAGCATTTACTGAAGGTGTTAATTTATTCTCTTCATTTGCTGTGTTATTATCATTTAAGATGAGAAACAAATTAAAAGGTGTTGGGCAAATTGTAGAGTGGAGCATTAGAGATGAATCACTACATTCAGAAGCAGGATGTTGGTTATTCAGAACACTAATTAAAGAAAATCCTCAACTTAAAACCCAAGAACTAGAAGCTGCTATAAATGAAGCAGCATTACTTTCTCTTCAACTTGAGCTTGATTTTATCAATAAGGTTTATGAACTTGGTGATTTAGAAGGTTGTTCACAATATGATTTAGAACACTTTATTAAAAACAGAGTTAATACAAAATTAGGAGATCTAGGTTATAAAGGAATTATCACAAGTATAGATATGACAGCAGTAGAAAGAATGAAATGGTTTGACCATTTATCAGCAGGGAAACAACACACCGATTTCTTTGCATCAAGAGTAACAAATTATAGTAAAGGACATTTAACCTGGGACGAATCAATATTTTAAATATGAGTAACACAACAATAGATTACACGCAATGGGAGCGTGGTAAAGATTTTCCTGATTTTTTTGATGAAGTAGCATTGTCTACAATTAGCAAGGGATACTTATTACCTGGAGAAACTCCTCGTAAAGCATATAGAAGAGTAGCTCATTCTGTAGCAATGAGATTAAATAGACCTGATCTAGAAGCTAAATTTTTTAAATACATCTGGAATGGATGGATTGGATTAGCTAGTCCTGTTCTTAGTAATACAGGAACTGATAGAGGTTTACCTATAAGCTGTTTCGGGATTGATACTCCTGATTCTATCAGAGGTATTGGTCTTACAAATGCTGAACTTATGAGACTTACATCTTATGGAGGTGGAGTTGGAATATCACTTAGTAGAATTAGAGGCAGAGGAGCAAACATTACCGGAAACGGACAAAGTGAAGGTATAGTTCCTTGGGCTAAAATTTATGATTCAACTATTATAGCTACTAATCAAGGTAGTGTAAGACGTGGAGCAGCAAGTGTTAACTTAGATATCCACCACCCAGATATTCATGAATTTTTACAAATCCGTAGACCTAAAGGAGATGCTAATAGACAGTGTCTTAACTTACACCAATGTGTAGTTGTAGATGATGCGTTTATGAAGCGATTAAATGATCGAGACAGCGAGGCTATGACGTTGTGGTTAGAAGTGCTTAAATCACGTGTAGA